TGGGAAACTGAAGGAAAACAGGGGCATAGCAATGCGATCATGCAAAACCGATCAAAGCTTCACCGCGTTCATCTCTCTCGCGGCAACCATAATTGAGCTAAGATGAACGTCAACAGCCCCTAGGCTGACTTCTTCGAATTGATTACCTTCGCCAAACCGGCTGAAGTGCGGAATCGGACATCAACTGAACGGCTCAACCTGCTCTTTCCACTCCACCGGAAACGGCTCCAGCAGATCCGCCAAGCTCACCTCCGGCGGTTGCCGCCCATCAAGTATTGCTTCCACAATCTCCGGTGCCAGCAGTGAAAGCCGTAACACGCGGGTCATATACGTCAGCGCGAGCTTCTCGTGTTCGGCCAGTTCGGTGATGGTGGTGAACCGCCCACTTTCCAGCATCTTTTTCCAGCGAAAAGCTCGCGCGAGTGCCTTGACGAGGGTGCTGTCGACGCAGGGTTTCTCAATGGCTGTGGGTTCGCCGTCTGGCGTCACAACGTGCTTGCGGCCACCATACTTGCGAATTGCGAACGGGACATGGACTGAGATCGTTTCCACCGTTTTCTGTCGCTGGGTCATGCCGCTTTCCCATCGTCGCTGGCCATTTCCTGAACGAGGCTGCTGAGCCCATCGACACGCAGGCGAACATCCAGCCCGCCGAGCCCAATGTCCACCCGTTCTATCAGCAACTGGACGATGCGCGCCTGCTCGGCGGGGAATAATTCATCCCAGAGCGGGTCGAATTGCATCAGGGCCTCGCGGGCGTCGGCCTCGGTTACGTCGGTATCATGCGGCTTTGCCGCCTTCCACGTGCCGACAATGATTTCGGGTTGGCGGAACACGGCGCGCAGCTGGTCGATCACCGCCGCCTCGATTTCAGCAGCAGGTACGCGCCCAACCGGGCATGTCCCAGCGCCATGCCGCAGGATCGTCTGGCTGACGTAGTAGCGGTACAGCCGTTGCTTCTTGCGGGTGTGGCTCGGCGAAAACGCCGCCCCGTCCGGCCCGAACAACAATCCTTTGAGCAGCGCTGGCGTCTGTGCGCGAGTATTGCTGGCGCGCTTGCGAGGGCTTTCCGTCAAGATGGCATGTACCTTGCCCCAGAGTGCGCGCGGGATGATCCCCTTGTGCTGGCCGGGGTAGGATTGGCCCTTGTGCACGGCCTCGCCAATATAGACCCGGTTGTTCAGCAAGCGGTACAAATGCCCTTTGCTGATGGGTCGGCCCTGCTTGGTCATAACACTGGTTTTGCGCAATTCGCGCCCCAGTTCCGTTGCCGAGCCGATTTCCGCGAACCGCTCAAACACCATGCACACGGTCTTGGCCTCGGCTCGGTTGATCACCAGCCTGCGGTCTCTGACGTCATAACCCAAAGGCACCGTCCCACCCATCCACATGCCCTTTTTGCGCGAGGCGGCGATCTTGTCACGGATGCGTTCGCCGGTGACCTCGCGCTCGAACTGGGCAAAGGACAGCAGAATGTTCAGCGTCAGCCGTCCCATGGAAGTGGTGGTATTGAACGACTGCGTCACGGATACGAAAGTAACATTGTTGCGGTCAAACACCTCGACCAGTTTGGAAAAATCCATCAGCGAGCGTGACAGCCGATCGATCTTATAGACCACGACCACGTCGATCAAGCCTTCCTCGATATCCGCGAGCAGCAATTTCAGGCCCGGTCGATCCAGCGTGCCACCGGACACCCCGCCGTCATCGTAATGCTCACGGATCAGAGCCCAGCCCTCGGAGCGCTGGCTGGCGATATAGGCCTCGCAGGCCTCCCGCTGGGCATGCAGGCTATTGAATTCTTGCTCCAGCCCTTCCTCGGAAGATTTCCGGGTGTAGACTGCGCAGCGCAGCTTGGGTGTGATCCCGTTGCTCATGCCGTCCCCCGCCGTGATTTCAGGCCAAAGAAAATCCAGCCGTTCCAGCGGGTGCCGGTGATGGCACGGGCCACTGCCGAGAGCGAGCGATAGGGCTGCCCCTGCCATTCATAGCCGTCGGCCAGCACCGTCACGGTATGCTCGACACCCTGCCATTCACGGATGAGCTTCGTGCCCGCGATCGGCTTGAGATCAGCGCGGATGCGGCGCAGCGTGATGTTGCCGCCATCGAGCTGCTCGCCAAGGGTCTCCAACCGCTTCACCGTCTCGGGTTTTAACCCGCCATAAGCCAACTCCTGAATGCGGTAAGCCAGACGGCTTTCCAGATACCGCCGATTGAACGCAGGCGGCTCGGTTTCAAATAGCTCGCGCCATTGGGCCTTCAATTCTTTCGTCGGCGTGGATTTGAGCGCGGCCAGGCGTGCAGGAATGTGATCGGGTTTTGTCATGCGGTTCTCCGTTTTATGGGTTCCGCAGTACCGCTCTGGTCGGCCGAGTTGTGAAGTTGAAATTCTCTATTATTGCCAGATAGTTCGCTACTATCGCGCATTCGCAACCGGATCAGTCCGCGTGCCAGCAGGGTGCAAAGCTCACCCCGCCGCTCGGTCGGCGACATCTGGTCGGGGGGCATTGCGTTGGGGCGTTTCACGCCGCACTCCTGTGGGCATCTTTCAGGACCGCCGCCATGATGGCCGCGCGGTTCCAGCGGAAATTCAGATGACAATTGGCGGCGTATTTCGAGAGGCCAAAATCCATCCCGTCGGTTTTATGACCCGCGCGCTGCAACAACTCGATCTGGCGCATGGTGGCGGGATCATTGAGCCAGCGCTTGCTTTTGGCCGAGGCGGTTGATGTTTCGGTATTGCGCAAAAAGTCGTCCGCGGCGGCCAGCGCCTGAACGCGTGTTCCAAGCGCGAGCGGTCGAACAGCACCCCTTTTGGGTTGCCCGAGCGCGTGCCAGAGGGTGCCGTCACAAAAGACACCGGCCCAGCCCTGAAACCCGCTCGCCATCAGTGCCTGACCATCACTGTGCAGCGTGACCCAGGAAAACGGCGAGCGGTCCAGAAGGTCGATCTCGGTCATCTCGAATGATGTCAGCAGGCGCTTTTCACCGACCTCGCGGGTAAAGACATAGTCGCAGAAATCACAGATGGAGACGCCAAGGGGCAATTCGGCGTCACAGGACGGGCAGGTTTTCCACGGCTTTTCCTCGGTGGGGGCATCTTCACCGTCAAGGTTGATGTCTGTCTCAAGTGAACCGTGGCGCAAGGCGGCACCGGCAAAATCTAGCACGATGCAATCGGTTTTTTTGATGCCGGGATAGCGTGCGGGATCGACCCGGCGCAGGCCCCGCCCGATGGCCTGAATGAAGGTGCCCTTGTGGAGCATCGGGCGCAATATCCCGATGCAGCCGACCGGCTGGCTGTCAAACCCTTCGGTCAGAACCATGCAGTTTGTGAGAACCTGCACGTCACCCCGATCAAAGCGGGCGATCAGATCCGCGCGCTCGCGGCCCGGCATTTCGCCGGTAATCGTTTCCGCCGCGATGCCCTCGGCTTGAAACGCCGCCGCCACGGCCTTGGCGTGTTCCACCGTTGCGCAGAAAAAGATACTGCGCCGCTCAGAAGCCTTTTCTTTCCAATGCGCGACAACGGTTTCATTGAGGACAGAGCGGTTCAGGACTTTGTCGGCCGCGCGCATATCAAAATCCCCGGCGGTGCTGGTGAGGCCGGCAAGTTCGTCCTCTATGCCGAGATCAATCGTGAAGGTGCGCGGCGGCACCAGAAGGCCACGCGCAATCAGGGTACCGATCTTGAGGTGAAAGCCGACATTGCTGAAGGTTTTGCGCAAACTGCGCCCGTCGCCGCGCCCCGGGGTTGCGGAAAGGCCCAGGAGCTTGATTTCGGGGTTTGCCGCACGCGCGTGATCAATGATTGACTGATAGCTTGCAGCCGCGGCTCTATGGCATTCATCAATAACGAGATGCGAGAGGTTCGGCATGTCGGTGCGCCGGTTACCGCGTGCGAGTGTCTGGACGCTGCCAAAAGTCACCGGACTGTCCCAGTCGTTGCGCGCGGCCTTCACGACGGAGGTGTCAAACCCGGTGATGTTTGCAATCGAGGTCTGGTTTTGTTCGATCAACTCGTCCGTATGCTGCAGGACCAGAACACGGGCATCGCGCTGCCGCTTGACGGTTTCGCCAATGTAAAATCCGGCGATCGCGGTTTTGCCCGCACCTGTCGGCAGCACCAGCATGGTGTTGCCATGGGCGGCGGTTTGCGCATGGGCGGCATCGACCGCCGCCCGTTGATAATCACGCGGGATCATGGAGCACTTCCTCAAACAGCCCAGAACGGCGCATTGCCGCCGGGCGTTTCAGCGGGGCTTGCAAAGGGATCGTCACCCATGCGCGGCGAAGGTGTGTCAGAGCCCATGGAGGGGCGAGCAGACGGGTCCGGCATTGCCCCCATCACCTTGATATAGGCCGAGTGATCCGGCCCGATCGCCGCCTTGAGGGCATTGCGACCGGTATCCTCGGGCTTGTCCTTGTCTTTCTCGATACCGATTTTGGCAACCAGATCGATCCCGCTCAATTCACCAAGGCTGCGGATTTTACGCGCGGCTTTGGCTGTTTCCGACATGTCAGAGGCCTTGATTCCGCGCGCGGATTTCAGAATGCCCCGGATCATGGCGCGGCCACGATTGGCATAAGTATCCTCGCCGCGCTCATTGAGCGATTTCCCCTTGAAGCCGATGCGGGTGTAAATCCGCCGGCGCGCATGCGGGCCCTCAAGAATGACGGCCTCGGTATTGAGGTAAAGCGCCGGGCTGGTTTTGCTTTGGGTGAGCCAGCCCTCGGGGCCGGCGCCACCCGGGCGAACGGTCAGGCAGATTTTTGCAATCGTCCCCGCGGGGATCAGATCGAATGCGGCATCTTGCGCATCCGCGCCGTTGAAATCCATGGTGTCAGACATGCGTTATACTCCTTGCGTCCTGGAATTGTCGGTTGGGTTTGTCACTGGGGTGGCATCCTGCGGCAGACCAAACTCGAGGCCCTTGCCGGTATTGGCGTCACGGGGCGCACGTATCTTGGCCATCAGGCGCCCGAGATGCGGTGGCTCCAGCATGGCAAGACGACCGCTTCGATCCTTGGCCGGAAACCCGAAATCATTGATGGTGGTGGCAACAAAGGCGCGAAACGCCTTGCCCTCCTTGGGGCGGATTTCAGTAAGCGTTATGACCTCGTCAACGATGCCAGGGAGCTCAAGGCCGGTTTTGGAGCCCTCGACCTGCAGGGCAAAATAGGGCTTGCTGAAATCGTCGAGCTTTTTGTCAAGCAGGCCAACGAGCCAGATGTTTTTTTGGGGCGTGTGTTGAAGGTGCGTAAGCCAGCCGATCATTTCCTGACCCAGAAGGCCGTAAGCGCCGCGAAGATCGGGTTTGCCGCTGCGATCAGACTGGGCTTGCGGCTGACCCTTGCACCAGCCAAAACAAATGCGGGAGGCCACCGATATGCTGTCAACGAAGATCGTCTCGTATTTATCAAGACGCGCGGGGTCCCCGAAGGCGGCGCAGACCCGCTCAAAATCCTGCCGGCTATAAGACTGGTCTTCGCGCATCGCGGGGTTTGCGCCGCCAATCCAGCAGGCAAGATCGCGCGCCCGTTCCCAGTCGCGTATGCGGATTTCATCGCCGGGCCAGCCTTGCACGGCCAACTCGCCGGCCTCGAGATTGAGAAACAGCGTGTGCGCGGGATCGAGCGTCCAGAGTTGCGAGGTTTTGCCGATCCCGGAAATCCCGGTCAGCACGCCTTTGATGCCACGGGTTTCCTTGAGACGTTCATCGGCAGTGATGATTTTGAACGGGGTGCTGGGGGTGATCGACGGGCTCATGTGCGGGCCTCCAGATCGCTGGCGGCGGCGGAAATCGCCGTGTCCGCACCACAGGCGCCCTGGCGACGTGCCATCTTCAGGACTTCCTCGAGCGCATAGGTGAGGCTGCGCAGCCCGTCTTTTTCGCGCTCCAACGCACAGAGCGCGAAGGCGATGTCATCGAGGGTTGCGACCTCGATCGGCAGTGTTTTGCCGCGCTGTGCTCCAAACGGTGGCACGGTCAGCTTTTCTGGAAGCGCGCCAAGCATGCTGGCCTGGCGCAGGCGTTTGAGGGGAGAGATAAACATTGGTTTGTTCCTTTTTGCGTCCTCTTCAGGGGTCGTCACTGGTTCTGCTGCCGGGCCCGACGCCGCCCTGGAGTTTGCGGTCGGGGGTTTTCCCGTGAACGGGTATTTCATTGCCCCGAAGGCCCGGCATGATGCTGTTTTGTTCGTGCTGTCACTTACCGGCGGGCACGCGAAACTGTCGGGGAGATGGCGAAATATTCTCCCAGACCAAGGTCGGTTGCAGCCGTCCGGATCAAAGCAATGCGCGCATAGATCGAGCTTCGGTGCAGACCGAGGGCACGGGCGGCCTCGCTGGCGGTCATGTTGCCAAGCGCAATGGCCACGGCACGGCAGCCTGGCGAAAGCGCGTGTAAAAGCCGCGCAACGTCGTGGCCGAGGCTGGTGCCCGTCTCGTCCCCAAACCCGTCTGGCGCATGATAAAGAGCTGCGTCCTCGGGTGTAACGTCAGCCAGGGTCAGGCTGCCGTTGTCCCCGTCTGGCTCAATCTGGGCCTCAAGGGATTTCATGGCGCGATCCGCGCGCTTTGCGGCCGTGGCTGCGGCAAGGCTGGCGACCCGGTGGGCAATCAGCCGATCAGCGAAGGTTTCAAAGGACGCGCGGGTGGCATCAAAACGCGGCATGCGCCTTATGAGGTCAAGCCGCAGATCCTGCTCAATGTCCTCGGCTTCCATGCCGCAAGCGGCGCCTGAACGCGCCAGTCTGGCGGCCCGTATGCGGATGTTGGTTGATACGCGGGAATGGGGATCGGTGAGGTGATGCAGATGCTCCATGAGGTGTCGCCTTGGTCAAGATGGCGGGCACGAGGGCCCGAACATCTGGAACCGGCGAAAATTCGCGGGAGCAGCGGATTTGGAGGCGTCATCACAAAGAAAAACCGCCGAAATCGTGTGATTTCAGCGGCTTGTGATGAGTGATTATTTACTTTTTCGTTACATGGTGGCGGCGAAATTTCGTTGACGCTGGCCTTGTTTGCCTTGCATGAGGCCATCTGCGCTCAGAACAAAGCGGGTGACATAGTCGTTTCCGTCCGTGTTGAACGGATCGCCTGAAACGCCGAATGAGTCGCGCAGTGCCTTTGACAGCCCCTGCTTTTGTTTCTGGTGTTTGGAGGTTTCCCGACCGTTGGCAGGGTGGATCGGAAGGCTACCGCCGACTATGGCAAACGCGCGCAGATAGGTCCACGCGGCTTTGGGCTTTCCATTTTTGGCATTTTTCATTCCAAGTCCGTCTGGCTCGAACCGGCGCGTGCTGCCCCGGAACGAGGCGTTGATCACCTCCTCGGAAATAAACCGTATGGTGATTTCCTCCCAGCGGGCATCGGGCGGCAAATTCCACGCCCGCTTCGGGCCGGTTGACTTGGCGCTGGCATCCGCCAACTGCTGCACCAAGCGATCCATCTGTGTTGTTCCCTGCGTCGTCAGGGCCAGCTTTCCGGGCGCGGTTGCATTCACCAGATCATCCAATGCCAATGTGGTCACGCCGTTCTGGTCCAGCAGGCCGGCCATTTCCTCGGTCAATGACGCCGTTCCGGGCACCAGAACGAGAACGGGGGGTGCCAGCGCCAGAAGCTCGCTCAAATCCGCACGCCGCAAATCAGGGCGGGCCCCGGGGATGGTTAGAAAAACCGGTATGCCGGAGCCCGCAAAGATATCGTGCGCACCGATCCGCATGACAGGAGCCAGGGGGGGCGTTTTGGTGGGCGGGGTCAATGACAACGCCGCTGCCAGCGCGGCGGTTAGCTTGCGCCGGTCAAGTTCAAGGATATTGATGTCCTCCTTGACCAGCTCCAGATCCGCGCACATCTTTGGCCGTTCACCGCAGATGGCCCGTATGGTTCCGTCCGCATGGCAAACAACCTGGCGCGGGCACCCCTCGCCGCCGGGAGAGGGGCAATCGATGGACATCGCAAGGTTGCCGGCTGGTTTCAGAAACGGTTCGACGTATTTCAATTCGTCGCCAAGGCCGCGCGTCCAATGGTGACGCGAGGCCCCGGCACCGATCAACGCGTCAAGCGTAGTCCAGAACTTCGAAATCTGCTTTGTCTTCTTCATTTGCATCCTCCGCCGGAATATCCCAGAACCCGCGCGCCTTCAGCCATTCCTCGATCATGGCCTCGTCGGATTCCCGTTCATAACGCGCGATATTGGCGGGACGGATCGTGACCGAGCGTTCCCGCTTGGTCCCCTCGAAGGCAAACTTGAACGTGGCATGGGTGAATGCCCCTTTTCCAAGACGCAAATTCCAGTTTTCACCGTAAGCTCTGAACAGATCGTCCCCCTTACGGATTTCCCGCTCCGGGACGGTGCCAGGCCAGATGCGGCCAAATTCGACCAGACGGACCCCCTTGATGCCTTCGATGTCGTCGCATGCCATGGCATTCGGCCCCGAGTCGCGCAATGGTTCGAGCGTGTAGCGCTCGGATGACTCAAAATACGTCTCGGACCCGAACAGCACGTCCCCGAAGGTCTCAAGATAAAGTTCCCGCTCCCCCTTGGTACCGGCATTGACGCCGATTTCGTCGGTCTCGCTGTCATAGATCAGCACGTCATGCTGTTGTGGCCGATAAAAAGCGATACCGCTTCCACCCCCTTCCTCATGCTTGCCTTCGCGGCGCATCGGCATGCCGTGCCGAACCAGCAGCCAGACTTTCTTTCCACGTGGAAATGCAAAGATACGGCAATCGTGTCCACGGCGCTTTTTTTCGAACCAACCGTCCATGCGCTCCTGCAGGACCTTGAAGGCCGCCTCGGAAATGTCGGGGAGTGAGCCTGCCGTTTTCTTTGCCACCGATCCGGAGAAATACATGAAATTTGTGCGCTTGAACGCCACGGTTTCGGCGTGGTGACGCTGAAGCAATTCCGGTTTTTTCAGCCATATCTGGACCGCAACATCGGCGACCGTCACCTCGGGGTCAGCTTCAAGCCCGAGCCCCGCCTGCTCGGCGCGTTCGAGCAGTTCTTCCATTTCTTCGTTGTTGGCGGTTTCGTGCACATAATAAAGCGCGTCCACCATTTCCTCTGGCACCGATTCATCCGGGTTCAGCAGAATATGGGCGATGTCATCAAACGGCAGATCGGTGATTGGTGCGGATGAAAGATCGAGGCCGCGCGCCGAAAAATAGCCCAGCCAAGGGGTGAGGAATGCTTTCAGGCTTTTTGGGGAAATTTCTTTCAGGCGGCCGGGGTTGGTAAAAATGCGGGGATTGAATGCGCTCATTCAGCTCTGCTCCATAAGTTTTAGTGAGTTTCGTCAGGGTTGTTTGCCTACGTGATTTTTGGCGCATTTTCTAGGTTAAATGTTCGCTGAAAGTTCTTGACCGACAGTTTTCCGCTCACGCCGGTATGTGAGAGGGACACCGGAGCGAGAATTCATGAAAAAACCAGCGAAAATCCGCGTGCACGAATTGTACGCCACCCACGAACATTGCGCCACCAAAGGCGAAAGACAGTGGAGGGTCTTGTGTGATTGATCCCGACTCGCGCGAACGCGCAGCGCTCCAAACGGCCCTCAAATTCATGGCTGCCCTCATGGCGGAAATCGGCTGGGAGACGCGCTTCACCGACCTTGACGCACAGCAGGCGGCAAAGCTCGCCGAGGCGGCGGTCGATGGCTATCTCGAGGCCATGGATGCAAGCGCGCGCAGAACAGAGCCGGAGGTGCCGTTCTGATGAATGATGTGCTTGATTTCAATCAGCGGGAAAAGACACCTACATTCGCGGACGGTGTGAACAGCCATATCGACGCCGCCCATATGATCGAAAACGCGCGCCAGGTGCCGCGGGATTATCTCGGCGGCAGCCGCTTGGGGGACGCGTGTCAGCGGCGTCTGCAATACGAGTATCTTAAGGCGCCAAAGGACGATGGGACCGGGTTTTCAGGCCAAACCTTGCGGATATTCGCACTTGGCCATGTGCTTGAGGATCTTGCCATCGACTGGCTGCGCAAGGCCGGGTTTGATCTTAGAACACGCGACTGCCAAGGCGACCAGTTCGGGTTCTCGGCAGCAGGCGGCCGCATCAGGGGTCACGCTGACGGTGTGGTTGTGGCGGCGCCAAACGGCATGGCGGTGCCCGCGCTCTGGGAATGCAAATCAGCGAATGCCAAGAACTGGCGCGACATCGCCAAACGCGGGGTTGTCAGATCAAAGCCGGTCTATGCAACCCAGATCGCGCTTTATCAGGCCTATCTCGGCCTTGCGGATGCACCCGCACTTTTTACCGCGATCAACAAGGACACCTGCGAGATTTGGCACGAACTGGTGCCGTTTGATGCGGCCCGCGCGCAAGCGGCCAGCGACAAGGCGGTCACCATTCTGAAAGCTTGCGATGCCGGCGAGCAGCTGGCGCGCCACACGGTTGATCCCGAGCATTTCCAATGCCGGTTTTGCGATTGGCGCGCGAGGTGCTGGGCATGAGCGATGCACCCAAAGCGCCCCAAGGATACACGGTGTTACCTGTCAACCGGGAGATGATAGAAACCTTTGCCGATGTGGTCTTTGGCTATTGCGAGCATCTGGTTCCGGTGCGCGCGCTGGCCGAAAAAGGCGCACCCGATGCCCCACCCCATACGCCGTTTCTGGAATCAGGCAGCGATCTGGTCGACAAGCTGGCCCTGCAGGCCAACTGGGCGCGGGATTCCGGGATGGCACTCTTTGTCATTCCGGGCAACGTTGCCAAAGCTGGCGAGGCCCGCGCCGAACATATCATAGAAACGCAGGTTGTTCTCGTTGACCTTGATCACGGGGATATCGCGGCCAAACGCGATCATCTGGCGCGCCATCTGGGTGTGCCAACCCTTGAAGTGGCCTCGGGCGGCGTAACGCCCGAAGGTCAGCGCAAGCTCCACCTTTACTGGCGCCTGACCGAGCCCGCCGAAGGTGATGATATTGCCCGCGTTTGTCGCGCGCGCCATATGATTGCAACCAAGGCCGGTGGGGATCCGGCGTTTCGCTCGGCCCATCAGCCGATCCGTGTCGCAGGCTCCATCCATGCCAAATCCGGCGTGCGGCGGCTGGTGGAAATCTTGCGCCATGAAGTGCGTGATTATGATCTCGGCGATCTGATCGAAGCGGTGATCGCAATGCCGCCACTTGAGGGCGAAGCGGCCTCCGATCTTGATTTCAACGACGCATCAAGCGCCAGGGGCAGTGTACCGGAACTCTTCGGGCGCAAGGTGCGCGAGGGCGGTGCGGACGGCACCACCCGGTTTGATGCCCTTTCACGAGTGATAGGCTACTGGATCCGGCGCTGTCGCGAGGGCCATGTCACCCCTGCCGATGCCTGGGACGAGATCGTTGCCTATAACGCGGCACGGATCGAGCCGCCCTGGCCTGACGCACGCCTCAGACAGGAGGCCGAACGCCTCTGGAAACGCGATGCCGCGCGCAATGGTGATTTGGATATAGCCGAGGAAAGCGATGACGGTCGGGGCAAAGGCAACGGCAGCGGCCCCGGGGATCAAGACGGTCCCGTGCCGGTGCGCTATAGCGAAGATGCGCTGGCGGCCACATTTGCCGCCCGTCACGCCGAAAGCTGGCGCTTTGTCGCCGGTTGGGGGCAATGGTTCAAGTGGACGGGCATCGTCTGGACGCGCGAACAAACGTTACAAGCGTTTGATCTGTCACGTCAAATCTGTCGCGAAACCGCCTCACGCGCCGCATCCGCAAAGATCAGAACGAAGCTTTCTTCCGCCTCAACCGTCTCTGCCGTCGAGCGGCTTGCGCGCAGTGATCGGAATCTTGCCAGCACAACCGATATCTGGGACCGGGATCCCTGGCTGATCAACACGCCAAACGGCGTCATTGATCTCAGAAGCGGCACCAGCACCACGCATGATCCGCTCCAGTTTATGACCAAGTCGACTGGTGCATCGGTCGGGGGTGATTGCCCGGTGTGGCTGGAGTTCCTGCGCACGGTCACTGGCGGGGACGCCGATTTGCAATCCTACCTCCAACGTATGGCGGGATATTGCATGAGCGGGGTTACGACCGAACACGCTCTGTTTTTCCTTTACGGGACCGGTGCCAACGGCAAATCGGTGTTTGCCAACACGCTGACCGCGATCATGGGGGATTACGCGACTGTCGCGGCCATGGACATGTTCATGGCGACCCATGGTGATCGGCATCCGACCGACATGGCGGGGCTGCGCGGGGCGCGGATCGTCACCTCGATCGAGACCGAGCAGGGCAGTCGCTGGGCCGAAAGCAAGCTGAAGGCGCTGACCGGCGGCGACAAGATCACCGCCCGCTTCATGCGTCAGGACTTCTTTGAGTTCATCCCGCAATTCAAATTGCTGATCGTTGGCAACCATAAGCCTTCAATTCGCAATGTGGACGAGGCCATGCGCCGACGTCTCCACATGGTGCCGTTCACGATCACCATCCCGCCGACAAAGCGCGACCAGCGGCTGCAGGAGCGTCTGCTGACTGAGAAGGACGGCATCCTCGCCTGGGCGCTCGAAGGGTGTCTTGCGTGGCAGAAAACAGGCCTGCGCCCGCCAGCGGCGGTGATGGCCGCGACCGAGGATTATTTCGAGGCCGAGGACGCAATGGGCCGCTGGCTCGAGGAGGCTTGCGAAAAAGCCCCTGGCGCATGGTCGGGCTCGAGCGCGCTTTTTTCCAGCTGGAAATCATGGGCCGAGGCCAACGGCGAATACCCAGGCTCCATGAAACGGTTTTCTGAAAACCTCGGCAATCGCGGATTTGAAAAACACGACACCAACAAGGCCCGCGGATATCGGGGGCTGACCACAAAAGACAGCAATGATGACCTATTTGAGGAGAAATGAAAAATGTCAATGAAATCAAGGAAAGTGACGGACGAGACGGGTAGTCCCTATATAGGCGTTACGCGCACGCGTACGCGCGCGTATACGTCCGATAAGGATCGGCCTGTCACTTCCGCAACTTTGGTTTTTCGCGAGAATTTTGATGGGTGGTTGAAACACCGGTGCGTTCTGGATGTGGATGCGTTTGCCGGCACCACCGAGTTGTTCGCGTCCTGGAAAGACTGGGCGGGTGAACATGCGTGCCGGGTCGGATCGATCAAACGTTTTGCCCTTGCAATAGCCGAACGAGGCTTTGATCACCACAACACGGGCAAGCGGCGGGGATTTCTGGGCTTGGCGTTGAAGGGGAATGACGAGGCGTCAACTGTTCCCGAAAATGGCGGGCATGCGAATGTTCCACCGAACTCGGATCGTCCGAAACCGGTGCTCGCCCTGGACCTTGGCACAACGACCGGTTGGGCCTTGCGCGGCTACGACAGCCTGATCACCAGCGGCACGGTGTCGTTCAAACCAAGCCGCTTTGACGGGGGCGGCATGCGGTATCTGCGCTTCCAGAACTGGCTGAGCGAAATGGACCGGCTGGCGGGACCGATCGCGACGATCTTCTTTGAGGAAGTACGTCGGCATGCTGGCACAGACGCCGCGCACGTTTTTGGCGGGCTGATGGCGGTTCTGACCGCGTGGGCCGAATTGCGCGGCGTTCCGTATCAGGGCGTGCCGGTTGGCACGATCAAAAAATCCGCAACCGGCAAGGGCAATGCCAGCAAATCCATGATGATCGAGGCGGCGCGTGCACGCGGATTCCTCCCCAAGGATGACAACGAAGCCGATGCCATCGCTATCCTTCTTTGGGCCCTTGAAACCAAAGGGGGTCTGAAATGAGCGCGCGCAATGTTCTTGAGCATACGGCCGGGGTGCTTGACGACCGCCGCACTGCCTACGGCTCGCCGATGGAGGCTATGGTTGCGATTGCCGAGCGCTGGTCGTTGACGCTGGATCGGCCCATCACTCCCGCCGAGGTCGTGCTCTGCATGATTGATCTGAAACTCGCCCGCCTCAACCATGACCCCACCTATCGCGATGGGGTCACCGACGTCATCGGATACGCGGCCCTGCTGCCAGAGGTGTCGCCATGAAGGGCATGAGCTTTACGCCCCGCGGTTACGGTGGTGATCGGCGTGGTTCGGAGAAAGCGAAACGCGACGGCTGGAAGGAGCTCGGCATGCTGGCGGTCGCGCTCGATGATGACCGGCTCAGTTGGCCCGAACGGGAACTGGTTCGCCAGTTGGGAGAGAAATTGTACGGAAAACGCCCCCGGGACAAGGAGATCGCCCGATGACAAAATGGACCCCGAGCCTAGTTGAAGCGCGCCTCTCGGAAGCGGCCTTCGTCCTCAAGCGCCTGCCCGAGCCGCGCCTCACCGGGTATTTCAACGCGTGGCCAGAATACTTTCACGAGTTTGCCGACAAGGTCGGACAGGAACCAAAGCCCATGCGGGTGCTGCCCTCGCCGCAAGCCATCAGCCGGATGGAGGAGACGCTGGCCTGGACGGCGTGCCTGGAGCCCACAGATGGCAAGATCGTCTGGATGAAAGCCCATGGGGAACGTTGGAAATCCATCTGCTGGACGGTTGGCCTTGCGCGGGCGTCGGCCCACCAGCACTGGGTTTATGGGCTTTGTGTGATTGCCCTTCATCTGAACCGGCGGAAGGTATCTTCAAAGCTGTCAATGCAGCGCGTGATCGAGCTTATGCGCGCCGATGACAAATCAATTTGAAAAAAGTGAAAAAAACTTCATTTTCTGCCAGACAGTTTTCGCGGCTCGCCGGTATATGGGTGGTAAGTTCGATAAATGCGCGGGCACCTGAGAACGGTTTGAGCGAAGAAAGGCAACGCAAAGAACATTAATAACGCCTCGTAAGACTTTGATATTGTACGGGTCCCTTCCGGGGAAAAATGTATACGGGCGGTCTAAGCGCGCAAGTTCTCTAGCGACAGGGTGATTTTTTTGGGAAGCCACCCGGAGTCCAGTTGCGCGATCACCCTTAGAATTAATTAATAAAACAAAGCGTTATCCGCCCGTCACAGGTGGCTTCCGAGTGGACCCTCTGGAATCCAGGATGGGGTCCAAAAAATCCAGTTGGAGTCCGGCACCGGAGTCCAACCACCGGAATCCACCGGCAGCATTCAGAGATCACAGAAAACCGATATGACCCTCAGCTTCGCCCCTGACGCGATCGAGAATTGGCCGCTCGACCGCCTGAAACCCTATGCCAAAAATGCCAAAATGCACGGCGCGGACCAGGTTGCCAAGATCGCTGCCAGCATGGCCGAGTTCGGCTGGACCATGCCGTGCCTCGTGGCGGATGATGGCGAGCTGATCGCGGGCCACGGTCGGGTGCTGGCCGCCGAGCAACTGGGTTTGCATGAGGCACCGGTGATCGTGCTCGGCCATCTCACGGACGAGCAGCGCCGCGCCTACCGGATCGCCGATAACAAGCTGACCGAACTGGGCGAGTGGGATGAAATCGTTCTGTCCGAGGAACTGCAATTGCTGGCCTCCGAAGATTTCGACCTGTCGCTGATCGGGTTTGATGACGGCGAACTGGATGCGCTTCTGTCCGGTCTTGATGACGAAACCGGCAACGAAGGCGAAGACGACATTCCCGAACCGCCCGTGGACCCAGTCAGCCGACCGGGCGATCTTTGGGTGCTGGGCAACCATCGTCTGCTTTGCGGCGATGCCACGGTGGCCACCGATGTTGAACGGGTGCTGGGCAATGTGAAGCCGCTGTTGATGGTCACTGATCCTCCCTACGGGGTGGAATACGATCCCGGCTGGCGCAACAAAACGGGAGCCTCGGCCACGAAACGCACTGGCAAGGTGCTGAACGACGACCGCGCGGATTGGCGCGAGGCCTGGACTTTGTTCCCGGGTGACGTGGCCTACGTCTGGCACGGCGCATTGCACGCGGCGACCGTGGCTGAAAGCCTCGAGGCAGCGGGCTTCAATGTCCGCTCCCAGATAATCTGGGCCAAGGACCGGCTGGTTCTGAGCCGCGGCGATTATCACTGGCAGCATGAACCCTGTTGGTATGCCGTCAAGAAAACCGGCAAGGGCCATTGGGCAGGGGATCGCAAGCAAACCACGCTCTGGCAGATCGCCAACAAGGATCAGGATGCGGACACCGTGCACGGGACGCAAAAGCCCGTCGAGTGTATGCGCCGTCCGATCCTGAACAATTCCAGCCCCGGTCAGGCGATTTATGAACCGTTCATGGGGTCCGGCACCACGCTGATTGCGGCCGAGACCACGGGGCGGGTTTGCCATGGGATCGAGTTGAACCCGGACTATGTTGATGTAGCGGTGGAACGCTGGCAGCAGTTCACGGGGCAAACCGCAACGCTCGACGGCACCGATCAAACCTTCGCCAAGCTGGCGGAAAATCCGCGCTGAGACCCGTGAATGAGTTGGCTCTATCTTCCCGAAGCGGCGACGCCTTCTTCGGCCTGTCGCTCTGCGCCGGTGCCGGCGGGATCGACCTTGGCCTCACCATCGCATGCCCCGGGTATCGCACTGTGTGTTACGTCGAGCGGGAAAGTTATGCCGCGGCCACCCTCGTGGCGCGGATGGAAGACAAGGCCCTGGATAAAGCACCTCTCTGGGACGACATTGCCAGTTTCGATGGCCGACCGTGGCGCGGCGCAGTGGATATCCTCACTGGCGGATATCCGTGCCAGCCTTTCTCCGTTGCGGGGAAGCGGCAGGGCGCGGAAGATCCCCGCCATCTATGGCCGCATTTCGCGCGGATCATCGGGGAATGCCAACCCGAATGGGTGTTTCTGGAAAACGTCGCCAATCACCTCAACCTCGGATATCGCGAGGTCAGAGGCGAGCTGGAAGGCCTGG